AACTCGGTTGAATATGTACCAACAATAGTTCCGTGCCATTGTGACCCGGAAACTTTTTTAACTAAATCGCCTAATTTAAATTTCATTCTTCAACTCCGAAATCTTGTTTAATTAGATTAGCACAATCTACTGCTAACGCACCTTCAGAAGGTAACCCTGCACACTTTGTAGCAAGTTCCATACAGATGTCAGCGCATTCTTTCACAATCAACTCGGCGAACTCTCTTAATGCCTCAGTAACATTGTCGGTTGTTGAGTCCGGAGCAAGTATTTCAAGCCTGCTTTCGGAGACGTAAAATCCAGCCTGTTCTGCAAGGATGTTAATTCTGTCGTTCATTTTCTCACCCAACTGTAAGTATAAGGATTGTTATGCATGTAATCTTGTTGAGGAATTGCAGTCAAGTTGAAATATACCAATTCACACAAGGCCGCAACGATCAACCAATCTACAATAGTTTTCATCATTCAACTCCAAAATGTTTTTTGATAAGTTGTCTAATTTCTTTGGCTTTGTATATCATGCCAAGATCGTATAAATCGTCATCATCTTCAGTATCATACTTGCATAATGCTACACAGTCGGCTACAATCAACTGAGCAAACTTTTCTACATCTAATCGGTTAGTAAGTTGCCCATCAACTATATGAGCCGATTCATATAACTTCAATAATCTATCATTCATTTGTCGTCCCTAAATCTTACAAATCTTGGAAATCTTAAACTATAAGTTCCATCTTGGTTTTGTGTTACTACATCGCAGAGGATTTCAGCAGTTCTACCGATAACCAAATTAGCATCACGATAATAACTATCTCGGTCATCATCACTAAATCCTGAACCAACATTAACTGAAATTTCTTTGCCATCATCCATCCCATGACACACCAATGCTCCCAAGCGTCCTTTATTACGACCAGTACCTTCTTCAATTCCAATTACCTCCAAATCAACGGTGATTGTTGGTTTATACTTCATCCAACTTGTGTTACGTTTGCACTCGTATGGTGCACCAATGTCTTTAATCATTACTCCTTCAAATCCTTCAGCAACCATATCTTTACAATATCGGTTAAACTGATCACACCCTGCGGCAGTATCTAAGTCAACCATGATGTGTGGTAATAATTCAACATTGGGCATTGTATTAATGATTGGACTCATATCTTCTAAAATTTTAATACGCTTTTCAAGTTGAGCATTCCAATGACCTTCATGGAAAGCCGCTAATGGAATAATGTCAAAGATATTGAACACACTATCAGTAGCTTGAATATCAGTTTTGCGGCGAGCTTGTCGCATTAGTTCTTGGAATGTATTACCAATCACTTCACCATCCATTACAAAGCCCATACTTAAATTACTAGTTGCTGCCTTGCGTACTAACTTATTAAAGTTATCACGAATCTGGTCTTCAATATGTGTAAAGTTATCAAACTGCTTGCCATTGCGACTAAAACAAATTGTAGTAATGTCACCGCTATCACTAGGGATAACCATCAACAATACACGAACGCCGTCAAGTTTAGGCTCAAGACGTTTGATACCTTTCATCTCAGGTCGACCTTCACTATTAGTAGCAAGTTGACAGCCAAAGATTGGAACTTCGTAATCAGTCTTTTTACAAATTTTATTGATTGTCTTATCTGAGATACCTGCACGTAAATCTCTACGCAATACAGGTGCTAAAAATAGATTCCATTCTTCACTATCAAATTTTTCAGATAATTCTTGCACCGCATCTCGGGCCGCATGACCGGTCAATCTTCGTTGAGAAAGTTGAATCATTAACTCATTAAACTGATCCCAAGGATTTTCCGCATCAACAATACCAGTTGTTTCGGGAATTTGACGAACACCAAATGTCACGTATGGATTATAACATGCTTTGGTAAATGATAAAAAATTGATAGCATTTGTACTACCTAGGACACTTGCTTCAAGCGCCTGCAAAATAACATCTTCTTTGTGAAGACGGCTATCACTCTCATTTAGTTTATTAATCCAACTTGCAGACATATTGCTTCCTGTAATAAATTATAACATATTGTAACATAGAACTAGATTACTGTCAACTTAATTGCCAGTAGCATAAATTCCACCGGCTCCACCGAATGGTAATGTGGTATCAAAATAATTACTTTCATTTTCATCTTCATTATTACAGGCTGTAATACCTAGGGTAATAATAAAAAACCAAATTATCAAATATCTCATACTTTTGTTTTCTTACTAGTAACAGGCTCAGTTGTAGTTGTAGCTAGTGTGGGATCTATTTTCTGATCCATAAAAATTGAAGTGGTACTACCTCTTAATAGTTGTGCTATTGCATTTTTAAACAGATTGAGAGGGAAGAAAATAATAACAAACATTACCGCAATCATCATACCCAATGTAGTAATAAATTTAATATAAAAATTTAATGATAGCTCTAACAGCAGGTTCCAAAAACCCTTTGCACCGAATCCATTTTCTTCTACACCATCATTAAATTGCCTCACATGTCTTGTAAGTTGTTCACCTAATTGTGTTGAATTGGTTGACAAAATGTCCAATATTCCTCTATATAAATTTAACATGATTTTCCTTTATTAATCTTTAATCTGTTCTTGTGTAACTGCTTTAACTTTATTAACACCATTGTCAAGCAACTTAGCAACACCGCTAAAGCCTACTGAGGCAATAACAATACCAAATATTGTTCCAACTATAAAGTTTTTCATTTTTTATTTCCTGATTCAGGTTTAATCCAATTTGAGACTGAATCAGCCCCGCCTTTAACATCTTCACCTAAACCCTTAATAGCACCTGATGCGGTACTACAACCAGTTAAGGTAATGATAATACTTGCAATTAAAATTCTAATGAACATGTTTGCTCCTGTGTGTTGAAATTATTAATAGTATACTATATTGCGTAATAAAAGTCAAATTAACTTTACCCGACTTAATTGTGTGCTGTTGTCTCTATGTGCTTTAACAGTGCCATTCAATGTAACAGTAGAACCGATTGGTAATTCATTTTTGAAACTAAAGAATACCAATTGATCTTGATCATTAACGCATGTAATGTAAAATGTATTCCATTGTTGGCTGTACACACTACGCAACACTTCTCCAGTGAAATTTACTTTATCACCTATTTGACCAATAAATCCACCAGTCGCAAAACGAACACGATTAATTACTGTATCACGTTGTTTGCCTTTAAGGTAACTATTTGGCAAACTTGCAATAACAGCAATGTCATATTTTTCTGTAATATTTTCTCGGTTACTAATAAGCATTGCATTGTTTTGAAACTCATTTAACCTATCACCTTTCAATATCTTAAAAGTAAGTGCCTGAAAGTATTTACGCACATCCTTAGCCATTTCATAATCGGCATCTAGTAGAGATGAAGGGTCTTCAATAAATTGTAGCATTAAAGTTCTATTAGCAATTTTGCCAAGCTCGGGATCAACTTTAATATAATCGTTATTAATTCTTTGTGCCGCACATGCACTAGCCCAAACTATATCAGCTGGAAAACTGAAACCTTGCTTTGCTTTTTTCCGCGGTGCATCGTCTGGATCTGCTTGATTCAGGCGTTTAATGTCATCATAGGACATACCGTCTGTATTAAAAAACATATTAAACCCCCACCATAATGTCAGTTATATCTTCAACCTTCATCATTGCAAGATAACCGTCGTTAGCACAAAGACGGGTAGAATTGCGACCTGAGATTGCAACATCAATCCATGGAGTAATTGCACCTGATGCACTTGGACTTAGTACAATATCAGTGATTTTACCAGTCAAGTGACCTGCGGCGCTAGACCAAGAAATGTAACTTCCGATTTTTAAATTCATAACTTACTCCTTTAATTAATCAATACAAGTATTATATTCCCAAACCGATTTATTGTCAAATTTGGCAAGTTGTTTTTATGCAATAGGGGCAAACATCTTGGCACCCTCACCCATGAACACTTGATATGCCTGCATAGTTTTTTCACTATAGACCATTCTGCCGTCTTTTTGAATGTCTTGTAATAGTTCTAACAAACCTAGACCTAAGAATTCTTGTTCTTTTTTGAGTTGGGTGATTGCAGTTTCGATTTTCATTTATTACTCCTTTAATTAATCAATACAAGTATTATATTCCCAAACTGATTTATTGTCAACCTTTGGGCAAAAAAAAAGCCCCAACTAAGGGGCAATTTTTGAGTACTAAAGTATTACCTTTTTGGAGTACCTTGATTCACAAAACCATACATTTTTTCTGCGGTTTCTAAGATTTTATCTAAGCCCGGAAAGCTTGGTGCTGCCACGGTACTAACCAATTGACCAGTTACTGGATCTTTTGTTGCAGTAAGTTCCCAACCAGCAAATTTCATGCTATATTCTTTCTCTACTAAATCTTTGGCCATTCCAAGAATATCGCTACGAATTTCATAGCCATTTTTGTTGAATTTAACTTCTGGCAATTTTGGTGTAAACTCTGACATATAAGTGTCTCCTAATTTTTGTGTGTAATGATTATAACTTTTTGTTATATTAATTGCAAATATATTGGTAATTAATATGTAATTGATTTCATCAATTTAGTTTGATTTTGTAAAAACATATGATAGAGGTTACGATTTCTAATTATATATTCTTGACCAATACTAGTTAAGTTTGCTTTTGGCAATTTAACATGGGTATCAACTTCAGATCCGTTAATTGTTTTTTTGATTTCTAATCCATGTTTTTCGCATAGATGTTGAATTGCACGATTTTCTTTTAGGCAATGCATGTATAGATTTGCATATCCACGATTGCGTGCCCATATTATAGCTTCATTAATTAGTTGATTAGCAATACCCTTATTACGATTACCAATGTCTATGATAATTCCAAACTCAACTTCGTCTGTATTGACAATTGCAATATGCATAGTACCAATCCAAACTCCATTCTGCTCAGCCACTAAGAAAAAGTTATCGTGCTGTTTACGTACAAATTCGGCAACTAAATTATCTATAAAATAGTCAGATACAGTCATTCCGAAAAATGACTGTTTTGTATCGTCATCTTGGTCTCGTAACCAATCACCGTACCAATGATATTCATCCGTAGATAAAAATCGTGTGGTGATCATATATTAACTACCCTTGATGTTGTTATTGTATGCTTTTACTTTGGCATTGCGAGCCTCAATCATATAGCTTATAATTTTTTGTATATATATTAATAATGATTTCATAATGAAAACCCTTTCTTTGATTCAAATTGTCTAGTCAACTTTTCTACATCACACACAGTCTGTGGATTGTGTTTTGCAATATATTGTTCTAATTGACTACGATATCCGTATGGTTTATTAATGCTGAATAAATCAATTAACATCTGAGCAAAATTCATTATTTTGCCTTTCTAGATGCGGCTGATGCTTTAATAACCGGTTTAATATAAGATTCTGTAATAGATTTTCCAAAGTCTTGAGACATAGATAAATCAACCATTTTAGTACTGGTTGTGATTAAAGAATCAATAAAGTTTTTTGTATATACTGTTTGTTCATCAACAAACTTAGTCATAATGTCTGCTAACGGTTCATATTTTACTGTTGTAGTAATTGCGAATTTTTTGCCTGTTTGAAATGTATCAATGGCGGTGTGTGCTAAAGTGTTAAACATAATTTTCTCCTGTGTGTGTTTAAATCAGATTTTGAACAGATTCTGCAACTGTATAAGTATTTATACTAATAGATTTAGTATAATATATTACTTTTTATCAGTAGTACTTTTCTTTGCTTTTTTCTTTTTTTGTGACTTTACATCCTTAGAATGATCTTTTTTCTTTGCTAATTTCATATCACTTTTTTGTTGTGGCTGTTGTGGCTGTTGTGGTTGTACATCCGCAGCATAAGATAGTGTAGCACAAAATGCAATAATTGTCATTAATATAATTTTCTTCATGTTTTTTTCCTTGTTAAAAACTGTTATCCACCGCGTCCCGTTCTACGAACGACACTACTACCACCGAATCCTTTAAAAGGTTTCGGCATTTTAGTTTGTACTTGTTTTCCTTTGATTCCAACTGTATTATTCTTTTTAGCTTGATTAGCTAAGTTAATAAATGGATTAGGGCTTTTCTTTTCTGCTGTCATTATTTTATCCTAACTGATTTTAAATAGTCATTTATGTTACCGTATAAACCAATCATCATAGCTATTTTGCTATCATAGATTCTTATATATGGTTGAGTCTTTTTCTCTACTTTATTTACCCCTATATAATAAGGACATTTGATTTTATTATTCATATCTAATATGAACAGTTGCCAACTGCTCTCTGGACTAATAAAAAAATCATAAGTAAAAAACTCTATCTTTGCATATCTGAAACTTAAATCTCCCATATCTGATAATCTAAGACCACCTTCTCGTCTAATATTCATCCACCATTTGTTCATTGCTGTATCAAAAGTCCATGTATTATCTTCTATTTGATCTAATACTGCTTTTGTTATCACTTCTCTCAGCAATGGTTTAGTCATCAGGATAAACTTTCGTGCCGTTGTTCATAAACACTACACTAAATTTATCAGTTTTGAATTGTGCATTAAGTTTACGACACAAATTTCTTGCATGACCGGGATTAGAAAAACTAGTCTTTTTGTATTTTGGTACAGCTTCACTATCTAAATAATGTTGACTCTTCAAGTTGATTGGTTGGCCGTCTAGGAACACAGCCCATATTCCACTGGCTTCTACAATTTGGTCACATCTAAGTGTTGATTTATCAACCATTTCCATCAACAATTTTGGCTGTGTTCTACTCATCCTACCATTTATTACCTTTAAGTACTACTTCAATTGGTTCAAAAGATTTATTTTGTTCTCGGCTATCTAGTAATAATTTCATTATCTCATCACGCAATTCTTTTGCATCTGATAAGGTTAATATAACTTCTCTAGCCTGTCGACCTTCAGTAGTAGCTACTTTGTCAATAAATTTCTTTATATTACTCATACACTAGTATTTATGCAATTTATACTATTATTTACCTCAGATTCAGTCTTAAAGGGCCCTATATAGTCATATCTTTGTACAAAGATATATTTTGGGCAAAAAACAATAACATACTCATTACCTTGTTTTAATCCAAACCACCCTGCCGCTAAATAGCATTTGCTTTTGGGTGTTGTTGTGTATAGATGTAACCTCTTGCGAATATCTAATACACTATTGTATATTTTAGTACCTTTTGTTGGGAATACTGCAAAGGGTGGATATGAATTTTTAACTTGTTTTGAATCTTGTTCAAACGCAATTTTCTTTTTTTCTTCAATTGCTTTAGTAGTAGTATAATATTCGGAAACATCACCTAATTTAACTTCATATCCATTACTTTCAGCAACTACGTTGCCAACTTTTTTAGTACCATCTGTGATTACCCAATATTGATTTTTAACAATGGGTTTTGCAATTAAGTTCATATTATTTTTCCAATCTAAATTTTTTAAGATATGTGTTAGCATCATCTATATTTTCACAATCAAATGTTGGGACATCTGGTTCATCTGACTCATCTATCTCTATTCCATAGTTATTAGCATAATATGCAATAAGTTCATCAATAATCATCCCAAGAGTTTCTTGATCTAATAATTCTATACCCGCAAGATTAAGTTTTATATTTTTATTACTCATTTTTTTAATTCATCCCAAACCATTTCTTTGGCTAACTTTGTAAATTCTTGTTCTTCTTTTTTAAGCATAGCAGGTGCTAATATTTGCATATACTCTATTATAGCAAGATTACCTTCTTCTGTAAAGTGATTAAATTGTGGCCCAACAGTACTACAATAGTAATATTTTTTATCATTTAGTATTTCCATAATACCAGCGTATACTTGACGTTTAAGCAGATTCGACACAAAGAATTCCTTTATATGGATTGTTCAACCATTTTGCGTAGGTCTCAGCGTTCTCACTAAGTTTTAGCAATTGAAATTTGCTACAAAAACGGAGAAAATGTACACCAACTTGCGGTGTAGCATTTACACGAACACCTTCACGAATAGTAGCATCTACACTATCTTTAATTTCTTGGGGTTGTGCTGTTAAGTCGATGAGGGTTACATTTCGTTTATAATCGTCAAGTACTTTGTGTTCAATATTATTATGGTCAACCCACCTTTGGAGCATCGTATTCGTCCACACAAATCCTTGCTTTTCTTTGTCGGCGTATGTTTCAATGATGCCAGCTTTGTTCTTAGAACCTTTTTCACGAATACCCGGAAAAGCACTGAATACGTTGTCAGTAGAATCTCCGCGGAGGCATTTTTTAAAAAGGAGATATTGGGGGTCCTCTAACAACTTTGGTTCTTTTGTTTTTTTATCTTTTACAATCTGACCCTTGTCATTAAAATAGCCTTCTAGAGTTATTAGTTCCCCTGCTACGGGGTTATATTGTTTGACCTTGTCTGTCACTAATTGTACGTAGTCGGTGTCGCTGGAAATTATAAAATGTTCTGCTGCGGGATGCAAATGGACAAATCGGGCGATAAGGTCATCTGCTTCCGCTTGTGGGTTGCGAAGGACACTTACATTTGTTTTTTCTTTTAAAAAAGTGAGGAAGGTGTCGTATGTTTCCCAAAACATTTTGTTTTCTTCAACCTCAGCTTCAGTTTGTGATTGTGTATCAACTATACGATTCTTTTTATAAGGTTCATAGTAGTCCTTACGCCAGCTACGACCCTCAGTACAGAATACAACATGATCAATACCAAATTTTCTCACAACTTGATTGACACTAGCAAGTGTTAGATGCAGGGACATTCCAATCTTCTCCCACGTATCGCTGTTACGTGATGCAATGTGACGGGCACGAAAGAAGGTATTTGCGGTATCGATAAGTGCGTATTTCATGTGTTTATTATATATGTATATTTAGAATTTGTCAAGTTATAAGGCATCGATTTTTACAGAATATGCTGTGTTCGGTAATGCCCGTAATGCATCAACAAGATTAGTTTGTTTACCTAAACGATTAACATATACATAACTACCCCTGGAACCAGTAACATTACCTGAACCCAATAAAGTATCCTGATAGATAATTTCCACCATAGCAAGTAAAGCATTGTCTGCCCCTGAAGGTTTCCAATTGTCATTAGTTAATGCAGTCATTTTGGTCATCGCAGCCATAGTAGCAGATTTAGCTTTGTCTAACGATCCGAATACTTTATCAATAATATAATGATACTCATTCATTTGAGTTTTTGAAATATCCGGCAAATGGTCAAATATATTACCATAAAAACCAAACATAGCCGAACTTCTTTTTTCTTGCGGCCAGTGATGATAATTTTGCGATTGGATATATTTCAATCTAGTAATGTTCTTGTTTCCTACAACCGCACCTATATGAGTTAAAGATTCTTTAATTTTAGTTTCTTTGTGCTTTTTAGGTAGTAACACACTATGGCCCTCATCCATACATGCCAATACTTGTTCAAGTGCTAATTTATCTTCAGCTCTGGCATATTCAGGAAATAGTCGTGCAATAGCACTCTTACAGCGCACTTGATCAATCTCGTCCCACTTTAACTGTGTACCACCATTAAGTTCTAATGAGATGCGTAATGGAAAACTTTTGTCATCAGTTTCCCATACCATAGACGGTACCGGAAAGTCTCTCCAATTTTCAGCATCCCAACCTTTAATGTTTCCTGCTCGTATATTGACATACAATGCCAACAGATGATGGAAGCCATCTACTGTAATCAAATGCGGCAACCAACTGTGTTTTACTGCATATACAATAGTAAACGAACTAAATCTAAAATGTTGTGCAATATTAAGTAGATTTTTATTGTCAACTAATCGTTGTACTAATTCAAGCCACCGATGATCACCCAATTTAGTTACACATGCCTTACCCATATTTTTAGGATCATAGTTAGGATTGTTATTGGCAACATTATTTGCCTTATTAGTTTTTAAAGCATTCTTTAAAACGGTGTTCTTCAATAACTCATCACCCTTATCAGAAATACTAAAACTCTTAAATTGATCAATCAATTTATTGAATACGTTGTCAATCTTACTCCAAGTAGATTGTCCGGTGCGCGGTTTGAATGCTCGTTTTTGTTTTTTGATAGTAGTTGTCGTAGTTGTCATAGTTATACTCCAGTTTTGTTTCTACGATTAAAATTTTGTCTTGCTTTGTCAATTAACATCTTTTGAAATGATTTTACCATTTCATTGATATCAACTTTTTGAGTTACTTTTGTTAAATTTTTTGGTCCTGATATTTCAATAATATGATTCGATCCTATTACTATATCAATCTGTTTGTCTGTTTGAATTGTATTATGAATAGCGACATGTTTTGGGATTATAAATGATCCATCTTTCATAATAACCAAAATGATGTCGCAAATTTCATCAGGCTTTATTTTACGTGTGGACCGTAAACTACATAATTTTACTTTGAAATTATGTTTTAGTTTTCCTCGGCTATCATACATTGTATTGTTAAGTAATGATTTACTTTCAACTGTAACATTGAAACGATCCCATTCAAAGTCTTTGTGATTTTCACCTACAAATCTCAACTGGTCGTCTTGCTCACCGATAACATCTTCAATCAAACCACCACGCAAAAAATTATATTGATTTCCTTTAATATGACTAACATGATTCAATGCAAAATCAATAATAAAGTCCCAATCAAAAGACTTTAACTTTGAAATAATCTCATCAATTTGCCGATTCACAGACATTGTACCTCCGCATGAATTGTTTTAACAAGTCATAACTGTAACACAGTATGGTTATCTCGTCAACTTAAATATGTAATACTTTTTATTTAGTTTAGTATATATGTTGCCCGAATTATACTTTTCTAACAACATCGGTAAATGTACATTGAAATCTTTCCCATACATCTCCGCAAGGTGAGAAATTTTTGAAAGTTATTTTAAGTGGATGTGTTTTTCCGTTTTTATCTTGACGTTTAGAATACCAACTATAAGGTATGAATAAAAAATAAAGGATATGTTGTCGGGGGTTGCCCTCACTAGACGGCTTGCATAAACAAATTCTTAATCCACCTGTTTTGTTTTTTAGATTTCCTATAGTAGCTTGGAACTGCCCTGTGTTTTTGTATTGTATTAGTGTGGCGAATTTAGCATCAGTACCGTCTTCAAAATCCATATATCTTGCATTACGTTCTTTAAGACTAGTATGAGGCATGTGTTTGGCACAAACTTTTTCCCAAAAATCACCTTTAAGACTTGCGTCCTCTTTAAGTATTTCTTTCATCTTAAATTTTATAACCTCTTCATGTTCATCTTCGTATAAGTCATATATTAACTCATGTAAAAATTTTGGCTTAAATATCATTTAACTTACCTCTGTTCTTCCGTTACCCAAATCTTTTCTTTTGATTGGTCTCATATCACGATGATCGGGATCAGCCCAAAACTGGTCAAAATGCTCTAGTGCAATATTTCTGGCCACTGTCTGAAACCACCTATCTATTATAACATCATCGGTGTCAGTATCTTTTTGTTTGTATCCTGCACGAATAAGATTGACTAAAAATTTCTCATTCCAATCTAATTCAAAACTACCGTTATTAATATCGTTAGGATCAATATCTACTTTGGTAATTGCAATATACGGTTCACCGGCAGCCGTTGCTTTTTCTTTTTCTGATAAAACAGGTTCAGCTTTTTTATCTCGCTTTGGTTTAGCTGGTTCTTTAATTTTTTCTGATTCTGTAACCTGAGGCTCAGGCTGCTTTGAGAATAAGTTCTTCAGTTTGTTGAACATTTTTATATCTTTCATATAGTTTAAAACTAGCAAGATTCTTCCACTTGCTTTCACACATTATATCAAAATCATCAAGGAATGTCAATGCCCAATCATTAACTGGTTCATTCCAATAATCATTACTGTGCGCTCTTAATTTTTGTTTCTTGTGACCACTGGCTAATAATGTATTAAGATCAGGCTTAATCATGCAATCATGATTTACTAGATAATCTTCACGAGATACTGAATAATGACAAGTGGGTCTAACACCTCGCCAACTTGCAATCACTCGCTTAACACTATCACTAGTTGGGTCAATGTATACCCCTTCCCGACACCAATGGTGATGAATGTCAAGCACAATAGGTACAAGATCACCAATAGATAAACACTCGTCTAATCCCCATGAATATTCTTCATTTTCAATTGTGATACAATTTCTTGCTTCGGGCGATAATTGTTTATATGCCCTCCGTATGCCTTCAGGGCCTTGACGACCGGATATGTGTATGTTGATCTTAAAGTCTTGGAAACTTCTTCCAAAGTCCATCCAACGGGCCATTGATGCATGATATTCAAACTCCTCTATACTACGGTTAACAATATCTGGACTATCGCTAGCCAGAACACAGAACTGACCTGGATGAAAAGACAAGCGTACATTATCTCGCTTAGCCAGTCTACCAATTTCTCTAAAATGTTTCTCACAGTAGGCAATTGTTTCGGGTAATTGCCAAAAATATGACCAATTAGCATGAGTGTAAAAGGGAAGGATATCACTACTAAGTCTAACCATACGTAAAGATTCTTCTAGTGTACCTACTCGTTCTACAAGTTTTCTTGTGGCCTCAATGTTACTAACCATAGTGTCCAAAAGCTTTTGTTCTGCAACATCTTGCTTTTGTCTCTTAAGCCATGTGTTTGTTGTACCGCCGCAATTAAGTTCAGGTATGCTTGTTATCTCGCCCTTAGGGTTGAGTTCTGAAAACTTGCAGGCAAATCCGATTCGTTTAATAGTCATATATTTAATGTAAAGAGTGATACTTTATTTAGTATAACATCAATCACATTAGTTGTCAACCTTTAGCAAGTCTTCAAATGAATACAATCTACCCATATATTCAGATGGGTTACTTAGCACAGAAACTTCGATATCACCTTTCCTTCGAGGTCCATTTGTAACATTAATGGAAACATTGTTTACCTTTTCGAATAGATTAACCATTTCTTTAACACTATATCCTATTCCATGTCCTAAATTTTCAATTGTGTTGCTTGGTTTTTCAATAGCGGTTCTTATAGAATCACATATTTCATTAACATGTACATAATCACGTATACATGTGCCATCTTTAGTAGCGTAATTATCACCAAATATAGTAAACTCACCTGTTTCTTTTGCTTTGATTAAATTATACATTAATCCATCAGGGTTGGTTGGGTTGAACCCATCTGATCCAATCACGTTATAAAATCTAAAAGTAGTGTATGGTAAATTTCTATATTCACACATTTCTTTTACACAATCTTCGGCTGCTTTTTTACTAGTACCATATGCACTTTCACATTTTTCAGCGGCTCCAGTACTGGCAAAAATAAAGTTATCAGTATCCACCCATGTCAATAAATTAAGTGTACCGATAAAGTTTGTTAGATAATAATGAGTAGGCGTATGTTGACTTTCTCCCACATTCACTAATGCAGCCAAGTGAATGACCGCATCAAAGTGTTCTTTCTTTAATGTAAACTGGTCTTTGATATCTCTAATAAAATGTCTACTTACTTTAAATTGTGGATCTTTTAAATCTAATCCAACAATCTCGTATTCACCATCTAACATCTTACAAAGATGTGAGCCAATGTAACCGCTGTTACCTGTTATTAATATTTTTTTCATACAAATTCAAATAGTCCTATTCCTGTTGATTCTTCTTTTGGTAAGTATGTGGGATCTTTACTCAGATATGTGTTAGTATCTGTATACACAATATTACAAAATTTATATCTGTTATTATATGCACTAATAAAGTCATCACGGTTGTAGTGACCTCTATTCAACTCAGCCAAGTAATCATTATACTTTACTGTAGTATATGTATTAATTTTTGCTGTATTAACATTACTTCGTTTACCTACAAAATTATCTAAAAATGTTATCCATTCTTTTGCAACATTATTATCTAATTCTATAACATTTTCTAAAGCCTTAGTATTATTATAATACTTTTCTGGATCAGTGCCATATGCTTTGATAATTATACTACTAACATCTTTTAGTTTAGCATTAAAGAAAACAAACTTTTTCTCAAAGTTATCTGACCAATCTTGGGTATCAAGCACAATACACGGCATATGCCCTATGCATTCTAAAAATGCAAATGGATAGTTTTCACGTAAGCTTGGCATAAAGAATACACTACTTGATCTAATAAAATCTACTTTTTCTTGGCCAGTAATTCCAGCTTTAATTTCATAATCAATAATACCAGCTTCCTTAAAAGCTTCTTCAAACTTCTTTTTACCATTTGAATTGGTCATAACCTTGCAAGGCAATTTGCATTCTTTCATTACTTTTATATAAGCATCTGGATTTTTACCTTCTTCCCATCTGCCAATAAACAATACACCTTTACGTGTATCGATATAGGGTTCTAGCAACCCGCGTTCGCTCATTGGCATAGGCAACAATTTACAATTAGTTGCTCCGTACTTAGTTAGCTCATCGATATTTTTTTGGCTTTGTGTACCTATGATAACGTCATCAAATTCCATATGTTTGTTATAGAAGTTATGATAGCTGTCTAAAAATACATCACTACCTTGACTTTCACGAAAAATCATACTATGTAAATGAGTATAAAATACAACAGGAATTGAAGAATTTAATTTCCACAAGTATGCCGCACTCATTGCTTCTTGTGTATTACATACTAGCATGTCATAAAGATTATTTGACATAGCTTTATGCAAAGCCATAACAAAGTTACTTATTTTCCAACCATTAACCGTATCATTATTCTGAAATGTACCTGTGTGAAAGGTATATTTAAGTGGTTCATCTGGATAAACAATATTAGCACCAGCATCTTTGATAACTTTATCAAATGTACCAGTGGGTGCTTTATCTAATATAATATCAACTTTCCATCTGATACGACCACACATTTCAGTAAAGCTTTTACAGAATGAACCAATTCCACCATGTGGTATAAAGTGTTGGTCACTAATTAAAAATGCGATTCTTTTATCATATGTTTTCATTTTTGTATTTCTGCTGGTTCAATATCTTTTATAGCTGATTTTAATGTTTCTGCATAGTTTAAAGCTTGTTGCTTGCTCATAATAATACTAGCCTCATACTCAACATAACCTTTAGTTAGCAATGTCCAAATAAGTTGAAAACGATTAAAACTCCACCATTTGGATTTTTGGTGTGTAAATGTTGTTACTGTAACACCAAGATTGTCGGCTTCGACCCATACATTGTGATAACATTCAGTACTACCACATTCGCATGTAATTGTATAAATTTTTGCATCATCATACTCTTTTTGTAATAGAATGCCTTCTGCTGGTTGTTGTGATTTCATTTTGTTAATACCCAAATAATATGTTCTTTATATCCATGCCATCTATATTCAATGACAGGATCCCCTGGCCCAGTCCACATTGCTACACCCATCATAACTTTGCGTAACCATACCCATTTGTGTGTCAATTCGCATCTTTTAGGAGTCCAAGCAAATCGTTCTACCCATACTGCTTTATGATAAAAATACGAATAAACGTCCAAATATCTACCTGCCGCTAGTTGTTTCTTACTAAAGTAGCCACTACCCATCATTCCTTACCCCAATTAATTTTCAACCAAATGCGTTCATGTATATAATAATCAATGCTTAGTAATATATGCAATATGGTGGCAAATCCTGTAGCATTACCGATATCATTGGTAAATAAATAAGTCCAAAAGATAGTAAACAACCAAGCAGTTAACCTATATGTAATCATTCTAACTACAGTTCTTTTCTTTGTCTCCATCAAGTTCCCCACTCATTCTTGAAAAGCGGCACCTGAAGTCGATCACTATATCTCCAACCTCTTTTCATTGCGGCTAGTGCTACATTCTTAGCATTTAAATTATAAACACTTTCTACGCCACCCACCGGCATCAAATAGATATGTCCTGTAAATCCTGCTGTACGATAAGCACCTACTGCACATTCTGCATCAGCAATATCTTGTTCTGTTGCTACAACAAATTTGAGATATACAGTACCGAACCATTCATACTCACAAACAGTTTTTGGAATAATAGCTTCTTCCCATGCTTCTCCGCTACCTGGTAGTTTGGCACTTACACTAAATGTAATCTCACGATCAGGCCTTTGTTTGCGCCAGTTGTGTAAATACGATCTAAATTCATCAGTTAAAGATTGGGTACCATTTGTTTCAAATGTAATTTCTTTTAATCTATTCATACTAGGATGATCTAGTAATTCTGGATAAGCACGTTGCCAACCTAGTAACGGCTCTCCGCCTGTAATCACAAGATGTTCATCTTCCCAACGTTTATATGGAAGTATTTCCATAATACGATGAACAATAGCATCACTAGTTAACATTGGCGATAAGTCTTTGAATCGAGGATCCCAACTAGCATAGCTATCACACCCTGTACTTACTAATGGCAATTGTTTATAATCAGTAAACATATGAACAACCTCAGCTATCTCATCTCTCTCAACACTTTTTTTACCTCTATCCATTCCAAAGCCATCACATGTAAAGTTACACCCGAACGTTCGTAGGAACACGCTTGGTACACCTTGATATTTTCCCTCGCCTTGTATTGAATAAAATAATTCAGCAACTTTTATTTTTGACATTAATGTTTTCCTTCAAATAGTTTAACAAAATTCTTTTAACCTTCATAGGTAGCTGAGTTAGCACCATGTTCTGCACATTCAACTCGTACACAATAACAACGATTATTGCTCTTTTCTCTAATCAACTGATCGGCAAAGTTAAAGGCATGTTCGGCAAACTTTTCTGCACCCACACCATCGAACATTCTAATTTCAGCCAATCCTAGTTCTTCTAATTCTTGAAATTTAGATAGATATGGATCTGATTTATCTAGTGCTAACTTATGGTCAAAATGATCTTCTAACCATGCCTTAAGCATTTTAAGTCCACCAAAGTCTACAGCCCAGTTTTTATTATCTAATGTATCACAGCCGAAAGTAAATGTGAATGCTAAACTGTAACCATGTAATAAGTGACAGTGGCTATGATCAGCGTTAGGCTGCCTAAATACAGCACTTAAGCCAATGTTGTGTCCGTAATGTTTTGTCGAAAAGTATTTTGCCATGTTTTTCTCCTATGTTAATTATAGCATAGACGGCAGAATTTGTAAACCGGGATGAGCCCAAAGACCGGTATAAGTATTTACCTTTTTTTACCCCATTTAATTTTATTCCATCCACGTTCGTGTGCCCAATATAAAAACATTTTAGTAAAAATTTCTGATCCACCAATTGCCGCGGCTAGTTTAACTTCTCCGGTTATTAGCCAACTTA